GACGTTCTCTCCGATCTCCTTGGCCTTAGCCTGTCCTTTCTCTTGATTCTCTTGGAATTTCTTCAAGGCCTCGCCCATCTGGGTTGCAAACTCAGGATTGTCGGCCAGCTCACGGATATCCATGCCGGGGCCTATCATCTCCGCCAGATAGGCGAATGGGTTCCTGCCGTCCTTGGCGGCAAGCACCATGCCCGCCAGTTCGGGCGTACGGTCGAATGCCTCTCCCAGCTGGCGGTCCGCCTCGCGGTAGTTCTCCAGCTCGTCGAGGTTGGCATTGGCCTGCGCGTAGAAAGCGTCCTCGTCGTCGAGGTTCATGTCCGGGTGTGCTGCCTGGTAGCGCTTGCGGTAGCGGTCACGCGCCGACTCGTTCGGCTGCTGTGCTCCCTGCTGCTGCGCTTCCTGGTTTCCTTCAGTTGTTGTTGCCATAAATCTTGCTTCTTAGTTATTTCTGAAAAATTTTGCCGTAAAATTACGACATTGTTATGCTCTGTTTTTCACAAAATTATCGTAACGCGGCGGTTTGTGCCGGAAATATGCTTTGCACGATAATTTCGTGAAAGAGTAACCGTCCGTGAGTCCTATCTTTGCACGAAAAGAATAAGGTATATATGACAAAGACTCAAAAGCCGCTGTTCACCATCGACGATGTGATGCCGCTGCAGAAAGGCAGTCGCTACGACTCCGTGAAGGAGCGCCGGAAGAGGAACGCACGCGACAACAGATACGACCTTGACCTTCTGGCACTCTGCGCTCGTTCGTGGAACAACAAGGAGCCCTTTCGTCGGGAGCGTGCCCGTGTCCTGCAATATCTCTTCGGAAACCAGTGGGGCGACACGGTGCCCGTCGACGGGTACGGCAGCATTACCGAGGAGGATCTGATACGCAAGAGGGGCAACGTTCCCCTGAAGAACAATGTGATGGTGTCCTTGTGGTCGTCGGTCTACGGCATCCACGCCAAGCAGGAGACGGAGCCCGTGTGCTACGCCCGGCACGAACAGGCGAAGGGGCTTTCCGACAATATGTCCGCCGCGCTGCAGACCAACTGGCAGAATACCTACATGGCAGAGCTGCTCGACACGGCCTTCGCCGAGTACCTGGTATCCGGTGCCGCCTTCGTACGCGAGTCGTACGAGGAGCGTAACGAGCTGCACGACTCCTACACCGACTTCATCAATCCCTACTATATGTTCTGGGAGGGAGGAAGCGACCCTGCCCACCGTGACATACGCATGATAGGATGCCTCCACGACATATCGCAGGAAGACCTCTTCTACCGCTTTGCCCGTCAGGAGTACGGACTCAGCATCGAAGACCTCAGAGAGATTTACCATATCGGCGAGAACGGGAGGATGGCTACGCTTACAGGTCAGCCTCTCAATGATGTGAACAGTTACAACAATGTATCGTTCTATAATCCCTCCGACTACGGCCTGTGCCGCGTCATCGAGGTATGGCGCGAGGAGACCAAGCCCCGCATCCAGTGCAAGGACCTGCTGGCGACGGATCAGATAGACAAGTATTTCCGCATCGAGAAGGAGGACCTGCCGCACATCATCGAGATGAACAAGGAGCGCAGGCAGATGTACGAGCAGCAGGGCGTGTCGCCCGAGAAGCGCGTCTACATCACCACCCAGGAGATTGTCGACAAGTACTGGCAGTACTATTTCATGGCTCCCGACGGGCGCATCCTCTGCGAGGGCGAGTGTCCCTACGACTACAAGGACCATCCCTTCTCCATGTCGCTCTTCCCGTACGTCAACGGGGAGGTGCATCCGTTCATGTCCTTCTTCATCGACCAGCAGCGATACATCAACCGCACGGTGATGATGGGCGACATGGCTATGAAGAACGCGGCCAAGGGCATGACGTTCCTCCCGTTGTCGATGAAGCCCGACGGCATGACCATCGAGGAATATGCCAACCAGAAGACGAAGTTCGATGCCGTGTTCGTCTATGACGATATGAAGCCGGAGGCACTGAAATCCCAGCGCAGTCCGCAGTTCTTTACACACTCGGCCTTCAACATCGGACAGACGGAGATGCTGCAGCTGCAGCTGAACATGATCCACGAGGTGAGCGGCGTGTCGGGAGCCCTGCAGGGCAAGGAGCCTGCCAGCGGCACGGCTGCTTCGCGCTACGCGATGGAGGCACAGAACGCCACAACCACCATCTATCCCCTGCTGAAGAAGTTCAACGGCTTCGAGGAACGGTGTGCCGTGAAGAAATGCATCACCATGCAGCAGTACTACGAGGACGGACGCGACGTGACTCCGCGCAAGGCCGAGGGACAGGTCTTCTACCATGCCAACGCCTGTCGTAACGTGAAGTTCAACGTCTCGATCAAGAACTCAGCTTCCTCTGCCGCATTCCTCCAGCTGGGCAATGAGATGCTCGACAAGCTGCTACAGAACGGCATGATACCCGATGCCCGGTTCTATATCAAGAACTACGACGCACCCGGTTCGGACAAGCTCCTCCAGGACTACGACAAGTACGTGTCGCAGCTCCAGCAGGGACAGATGCCCGGCGCTCCCGTCCAGGTGCCGGGAGCCGACCAGCAGCAGTCTGCCATTGCGTCACGGCTGATGCAGGGCGGAGGCCAGCTTTTCACCCGCCAGCAGCCCGGCTCACCGCTCACCCCTGCCGCATAATGTTCAATCTTCAATGTTCAATCTTCAATGGTTATAACCCTCACATACGCCACCCTCTACGAGACGGTATCCCGCTCGCTCTCCATCATCGGGAAGCGGAGCGTGGACGACGAAGGCCACCTGCTTTTCAAGGACATCACCCTGGGCTCACGCGAACAGGGTATCATCTCCGACTATTTCAGGCAGGCCGTGATAGACCTTGCGGCAGAGACGGCATCGCACATCACCGCCAGTACTGACACGTCAGTCACCCTGACGCTGCCCACCAGTCACAATACGGCACTGGAGCCGTTCATCCAGAAGGCGTGCGCTGCCTACTGCGAATCGTTCGCCCTCTATTCGTGGCTGTTCATTACGGCACCGAGGCTGGCTCCGCGCTATCTCGACGACTGCAAGCGCCAGCTCTCCGCCGTCGTCCGTCTTGTCAACGAGAAGAAGGCCCCACAGGCGGCTGCTTCCAGTCCGCTCGATATATCTACGTCCGTAACTTAACACTATCGAAATATGTCAAAGACCATCACACTCAATCTCAAGAAGAGCCTCATCCTTGAGTCGGTCAAGGCCGACACCTACCAGTCTGGGCTGGTCGACAAGTCCGCCAATCCTGTCGCCAATGCCTCGCTTGCAGCCAGCGAACAGGCTGGCGGGGAGGCGTTCCATGAGCGCAAGCTGCTGCGCTTCATCCGTTCGGGTCTCGCCAAGTTCGCCGCATCCATGAGTGAGTTCGTAGACCCGCAGTCAGGCTCCATACACTATACGATCTCCGACGACTCCGACGAGATCGAAGTGACCATCATCGTTTCGGACCGCTACAACGACGGACTGGTAGACCCGCTCAGTTCCATTGCCGAGGAGTTCGTTACCTATATCGCCGACTATATGTGGTGGCAACCGCTGAAGCCCGAACAGGCAAAGAACTACCTTTCCTATGCGAAGGAGTCGCTCGGCTACGTCAGCCTGTGCCTGGCGAAGACGGCACCGGAGGCCTCCTCCTCATCATATACCGACGTAAACGGAACAGTACAACGTAACTAGCAGACCTATGGCAAAGCGTATCAAGTTCACACTGATCAAGTCGCTCATCATCAACACCGTAAAGAACATCACGTTTAAGCGGGGGCTGATAGAGAAGGGCTCGGATGCCCGCAACACCGTTCCGGCCTACCATCAGACGGCTGGCGACGAACAGTATCACGAACGGCTCCTGGAGCGCGGCTACTATACCAACGTGGAGCTGCTGAAGACCAGGCTCTCCGACTATCTCGACGGCTCGGGCAACATCGCCGACGACCCGCTGATTGCCGACCATGAGCAGGACGGCACGAACGAGCTGGTCCTGAAGGTGTCGGACCGCTTCAACGACAGCTACGTCAAGTCGCTGGCACGTCTCTGCTCCCGGTTTGTCGAGGACAGCATGGTGGCCGACTGGTATGCCGACACCGACGACAAGAAGTCCGACTATTTCTACGCCCTGGCGGAGAAGGACATGACCAGCATCCTGCAGTCGTTCACCAAGTCGGCTCCGCAGGTCCCGACGTACGACTTCCCGACGGCCATCGAGCTGCGCTATCCCATTATCCCCGAGCGCAACGGCACGCCCGGCTATCTCACGTCCGACAACAGTGCCGTCGTCAGCCCCATCCAGCTCTATAACAATCCCTGGGTCATCGGACGCGGCGAGGAGTCGGAGATATCCTACGTCCTGACGGGAGAGGACGGACGTATGCCGATGGACGATATCATGGTGCGCTGCGACACCGACTGCTGCACGGCTGCGCTCACCTCCGACGGGCGATGGTGCCTGCACGGCAGCAAACCGGGATTTGCCATCGTAACCCTCTACTCGCGCCACAACGACCAGGTGTTCAACCGTTTTGCCGTCCGTATCGTATAATATATAATAAGGTATGCCATATCCACACCATCTCCATACAGGCCGATGCCACCCCGATGATGTCATGCGGGTGGCACGTCCGCTGCCAAGGCAGCTCATAGAGATCATCCTGCTCTATCAGGAGCTTCAGCATGACATCACGGCAGACATCACGCGGCTGGAGAAGAGCCGTAACCTGCAGGCCACGCCCGTCCTCACCAACGAGGATGCCGACGGCTACACCATCGCCAGGCAGATCGACCGTGCCGTGAACCAGTGCGTATCCCGCATGCAGGCCTACCTGCTGCTGCCGTCGCCCTTCGTACACCGCATCTCCACCAACCACACCCACGCATGGGAGGAGAAGAGTATCTACCTGGCGATGCCGCCCAACTGGCCTCCCCACTGCATCGACCCGCTGCGCGATGCCGTGCATACATATATCGTGAAGTCGGTGGAGTACAACCTGCTCATCGTGTCACTCACCAACGATCCCTATACCGTCCTCTGCAAGACGGAGGCCGACCAGGCATACAGCGACATCAACTCCCAGCTCTCACACCGTCTCGGACACATAGAAATACATCCGACACCTTTCGGATAGTCCAGTATATTGAGAATGGCAAAGAAGGCAGGCCGTCCACCCGGCGCACAGAACAAGGTGGGAAAGGATGAGAAGGAATTTCTCAAAGGACTCCTGGGCGAGACTCAGGAGCAGTACCGCGATGCCCTTGTCTACTACGCCAACTCTTCCAGGACGAATGCCGACGACAGGAAGTTCTTCGTCACCCTGCGCAATGACATATCAAAGATGATAGTCCCCAAGCCCGTCGAGATAGATGCCACCGTCAATGAGTCCAATTTCGCGACACTGTTAGGTATATGCAACAAATGGGATGATGAGGAATAGCCCTCCCGTATAGTGCGACAGCTTCTAAAGGTCTGCCTCCGTTCCTGCCCTCCCGGTAAACCCGCCTGCCTTTTCCTCCACGATCCATTTCGGCATGGGCATCTGCGTCTGGCTGATATACAGGCCTATTCCCGTTGACATCACTATATCGTCGTGGGCTTCGTTGCCGTTGGCATCCTTTCCCTCCACATTGCCGATGCTGCCGTCCTCGTGGCGCTCGTAGATGGTCATTTCGTCGTAGCACTGGCCGTCTGGTTCCTCGTAGAGCTGGTCGTCGACATAGGCGATGTAGTTGTCAATCACGTACTGCTTGGTCTGCCGGTTCGTATGGAAACCGTACTTGTTCACCACCTTCTTAGTCACGTCGTCGACGCTCGACTCCCTGACGTACAGGTTGGCATAGACGTATTCTATCTCGTTGATGATGGTGCCGAGGTGGTCGCCCTCGGTACTGATCTTGCCCTTCTCCGTCTCGGCGGTGTTGCTCTCGAACACCAGGAGCGCGTCACCGTAGAAGTGTGCCAGCTGTGCGGCCTTCCACGCCAGCAGGTCATGCCTGATATGCCCGCGCCAGCGTGCCACCACCTTCGGCTTGCCTCCGAACATCATCTGGAACCGGTCTATCACCGTCATGACGGTGAAGTCGCTGAGCTTGCCCGCTCCGCCGATATCCACGCTGACGATGTATCTGTCAGATACCTTCAGACAGTCGGGCATCTGCCATATACGCAGTACGCCGTCGCCCACCTTGTCGGTGAAGCGGGCGGTCTTGACGGCATTCAGGCCCTTGGCGTACAGTCCGACGATGTCGCCCACGGCAATCGGCTTCTTCTCGCCCAGCTTCTCATGACGGCGAAGGGCCTCCACGGAATACATGTCGAAGATGAGGTTGCCGCTGGCACGGAATGCCTCCACGTCGTCGCTGGGGGCCTCGGTTGCCAGGTAGGTGTGGCTGCGGTACTTGTTGCGGCGGTGGCGGTACCAGTTGATGGCCTCGAAGCTGGCTCCCTTCTGCCAGAGCTGCCAGAAGAACCTGCCCGTCTCCTGCCACCCTTCGGGACAGTTGGGATTGTCCCTGTTCTCATAGAGCCACATGGCGAACGCAAGCGCAAGCGTCTCGTACATCCTATCTTCCTCAACCGACCTCCAGGGAATGCCGTTTCCGTAGATGTTCGGCCACTTGTCGTCCAGTTCCTTGCGGTCATTCTCTATCTGGAAGAAGGCGATGAAGATCGCCCTCCAGTCGAACGGTATGTCGGGGTCTTTCGCCCGGCGGTACATGTCGGCAAAGAATCCTGCCGCGCTGCGTCCGCTGCTCTCCATGATCTCGACGGTGTCGGGCTCGTCTGGTATATCCACGCTCGAGAGTACGTCTTCGGGATCCTTGCCTATCGTCTTCTTCCAGTAGGCCACCTCGGAGAAATGGGCCATCTTCATGTCCGCAGAGCGCAGGGAGTCGTATTTCTCATAGGAGCCGATGAAGATGAGGCGCGAGCCGAGTTCCTTGTCATGGTGGTTCTTCACGATAAAGTCGCTCTTCGAGTCCTGGTAGCTGCCCAGCTTAAGCCGGTCATGCTTGTCGCCGATGCTCCATCCCGGCTGGTTCTCCACCATCTTCGTGAACATGGCCTTGATACGCTTCGTGGCATCCTTGACGTGGGCAAGTATCACCATGCCCCATCCTTCGGGGTGGCGGAAGTCCTGCATCCATTTCTCGTAGGCCTCGGACAGGGTGGAGCCTCCCCACTGCCGGGCTTTCAGGATAATCAGGCGTATGGGCAGGTGCCTGGCCCGCATGTCCTCCAGTTCTGCCAGCACGATGCGCTGGGGGTAGTTCAGGCTGAAGGGCTTCATCCGCCCCGTCATTTTGTTCTGTATGTTGTAGAAGATGATGAAGGCGAAGGCCGGGTCTTCCGTGGCACGTATCTTGAATATCATGTACACCACGTCCTGATGGAGCTCGTCGGTATACTCCATCTTCAGGTCGTTCACGATATACGACTTGATGGACCTCCGCCTGATGATCTTCTTCAGCTCCACGTTATGCTCCGCACAACGGACTGGCATCAACATCTTCCTTACAGGGCAGTCGTCAATGACCACCTTCTTCCTCTCTCCGGGACAGCCCTTGCCCGTAACGGGGTTGTACCCCTCGAAGATCTCCCTGTTTCGCCTTATGTTCTCACGTACCAGTTCAAGGTATACCTTCAGGGCTGATTCGTCTATGTCGACACGGTTTCCATGATCGTCAATGACCGTCCTTCCTGTAGCCATACGCGAATCCCGTCAAGACACAATACAGATGGACGCACCAGTTCACTTGTGGGATGAGGATGCCGATCAGGGCAAAAGGCAGCACCTTCACGCAGAACTCCCTGACGGCACGCCTCACGAACGCCGTGCCTGCCGGGTCGAAGCTGCGACAGTAGATGCCCCACTTGATGCCGATGATGGCGAACAGTACGCCGGAGAAGCCCATCGTGACGCCGCTCATAGGCCACACGATGCCGAATGCGGGCACGAACGACATCAGGAAGGCTATCATCAGCGACGGCAAAAGATGCAGCCTGCCTGCAATAAGCCACAGGACGAAAAGATTGCCTGCCAGATGCCATGCACCGGCATGGCTGACCATCGCCAGCACATGATCCTCCATCACCGTCCCAACGGGCGTTCCGTCGGCATAGCCGTTCTGATAGCCCGTCTGAACACCCAGCAGCCAGTACAGTACCAGTACCGCCGTCACCGCCGTCTTCTCAATAATTCTCTTCACCATATCTCACTCTCTCAATCTCTCAATCTCTCAATTTCTCAATCTTTCAATTTCCTCCT